AGGAGCAGGCGCAGATGCTGGCGCAGGGTGTGTCGCCGATGGAGGCCTATATCGAGATGGTGGCGGGGTATTATGACGACAGCACGCTGGATGTCGGGATCAATGGCCGGCTGGCGCATCTGTTCCCAGGTCAGGAGCTGACCTTCCACACGGCCAACCAGCCGTCTTCGGAATACGCGGCCTTCTCGATGCATCTGCTGCGGGAACTCGCACGGTGCCTTGGGCTGACCTATGAAAGCGCCACGGGCGACAATGTGGGGGCGACCTATTCGTCGCTGCAGGCGGCAACGACGGAGATATTCGCGATCACGAAAGCCCGCCGGCGCAACATCATGGCGCCGTTCTGCCAGCCGATCTACGAGGCCTGGCTCGAGGAAGAAATCGAAGCGGGCGGCGTGCCGTTTCCGGGGGGAATTGCCGGGTTCATGGCCAACCGCACGGCGGCGTGCCGGGCGGAGTGGCGCGGCGATCCGCGGCCGCAGGCGGATGATCTGAAGAAAGCCAAGGCGCATGAGGTCTGGAAGCGGCTTGGCGTGATGTCGGATGCGATGATCTGCACCGATCTTGGGGCCGATGTGGACGATGTCTACCAGCAGCTGGCGCAAGAGCGGGCCTTGCGGGCCGAATACGGTCTGCCCGAGCCGCAGATGATGGGAGCGCAGGGTGGTGGTCCGGGTGCGGCAGACGACGGCGATGAGGCTGGTGACGAAGATGACCAAGACGATGACCCCGCCAACGCGGATGCGGAGGATGACCCATGACAGTTCAGATCGATGAGGCTGACCCCTGCGCGGCGGCGGCCAGCTTGCGGCAGGTCTATGTTCGGCTTGTTGCGGGCGAAGGCGCCATGGAGGTGCGGTTCCGAGCGGGATCGAACGGGGTGGAACGCTCGGTGCGGTATCACAGTGCGCATCCCGACCGACTCCTGGCGGTCATTCGGGGTTTTGAACAGGAGTGTGCCCGACACCAGAGCCTTCGGCCGATGCGGTTTGCTCTGGGAACAGGAGGGATGTGATGAGCGATCTTCCAGGGGATATGTTGGAGCCTGATCTTCAACGGAGCGCGGGACCGTCGCTTGCGCAGATCGCGAGCCGGGTTCTGAACCGGCCGCTGCTGCTGCATCCGGACAAGGTCGATCTGATCCTGCATGTGTTGCAGGGGCGGATCGGCATCGCGCCATTGGCGGCGCCAGAACCGCAGTCGAACCGCTTCGTTGGCACATATCGCCGTGACAATGGCAGCATTGGATCGCTGCGCGTGGAAAACGGCGTTGCGATCCTGCCGATCGTCGGCAGTCTGGTGAACCGCGGTGCGTGGATCGGGGCCAGTTCGGGGCTCGTGTCTTACGAGGGCATTGCGGCGCAGCTGAGAGAAGCGCGAGCTGACCCGGAAGTGCGGGCGATCCTGCTCGACATCGACAGCCCCGGCGGCGAGGCCACGGGCATGTTCGCGACAGCCAGACTGGTGAGTGCCATCAACCAGGCCAAACCGGTCTTGGCCTTCGTCAATGATGTCGCGGCTTCTGCCGCCTATGGCATTGCCAGCGCGGCCAGTGAGATCGTCGTCTCGCCGACCTCGATGGTCGGATCGATCGGCGTGGTGCTGACCCATTTTGATCGCTCGGGGGAACTTGAGGACCGCGGCGTCAAGCCGACGCTTATTCACGCGGGCGCCCACAAAGTGGACGGCCATCCGTTCGGACCGCTCTCGGACGCCGTGCGCGGTGACCTGCAAGCGGAGGTGATGAAGATCTACGACCAGTTCGTCGGTCTCGTGGCTGAAGGGCGCGCCGGCCAGATCAGCGCCGATGCGATCCGAGCCACGGAAGCCCGCAGCTATCTCGGCAGCGATGCCATTGCCCAAGGCCTCGCCGACCGTGTGGCGAGCCTCGACGAGGTGATCGCCACCTTTGCGCAACCGCCCTCCGGGGCAAGCCCCCAGAGAAAGGGAGGACCCATGACTAAAATCATCCAAACCGAGGCGCCACAGGGCGAAGCCTCGGCCTTCAGCCCCGCTGATCTGCAGGCTGCTGTCGATGTGGCCCGGACGGAAGCCTATGCTGCTGGTGTCACCGCCGGCAAGGCCGAGGCCACATCGCGGATCAAATCCATCCTGACGGCCCCAGAAAGTGAAGGTCGAGAGGCCCAGGCGCTGGTGCTTGCACTCGAGACCGAGATGACGGCGGAAGATGCAGCGAAAGTTCTGACGGCGTCACCCAAGGCATCGGTCCCCACAACGATTGCGGAAAGGGCGGCGCAAGAAACCGAACTAGGAGCCGAAACCCCAGCGGATCACCACAATCGCGCCGAGCGCAGCATCGCCGGCTGGGCCAAAGCCGTCACCAATGCCAATGCCAGGTTCGGCTGACATGCACTCCATGCAATCCAAGGACATCCCCTCATGACCGTTCTGACTGAAGGCCGGCATCCCGGCGAATTCCTGATGACCGAGGCCAATGGCCAGCGCTCGCGGGACAACATCACCATCGCAAGTGGCGCGGGCATCATCGCCCCGGGCACGGTGCTGGGCAAAATCACGGCAAGCGGCAAATATCTCGCGAGCGCTGTCAGCGCCACCGATGGCAGCGAGACGGCCGTCGCCATCGCGCTCTATGGCTGTGATGCAACCACAAGTGATGTTGCAGTTGCCGCCATCACTCGGGATGCCGAGGTGAACGGTAAAATCCTGACCTGGCACCCAGACCGTGATCAGGCCGCCGAAAAGGCTTCGGCCCAAGCCGATCTCGCGGCGGTCGGCATTATCGTGCGCTGAACGCGGACGATTGTCGCCATGGGCTAACGCCAGCCCCGAATTCCTCACAGTTTCCATCCGATCCGCTGCCGCCACAGGCTGCAGGCTGATCTGTCGTGCCCAATCCCCCGCTCTGACAGCAGCGAGCCGTTCCCGCGAGCCAAATCTCCCGGCGCGCCGACGCAATAAAGGACCCCCCATGTCGATCCTCAACATCTTCAGTCAGGACGCTTTCAGCGTCATGCGCCTCACGGACGCGCTTCGTGAGATCAAGTACACCCCGTCCCGCATCGGACAGATGGGGCTGTTCCAGACTACCAGCATCGACACGCTGGATATCGCCATCGAGAAGGACAAGGAACAGAACCGCATGCTGGTCTCCGCCAGCCCAAGGGGCGGTCCCGGCCAGACCTTCGACAAATCAAAGCGCGCCATGCGCATGCTCAAGGTGCCCCACTTCCAGGTGGACGATGCCATCTATGCCGACGAGGTCCAGCAGGTGCGCGCCTTCGGTCAGGAAGTCGCCGTCGAGCGGCTGCAGCAGAAGATCGCCGACCGCGCCGCAGAGGCCAGCCAGTTCTTCGCGCTGACCGAGGAATACCACCGGCTCAACATCCTCAAGACCGGCCAACTGCTCGACGCGGACGGCTCCGTCCTTTTTGACTACTTCACCGAATTCGGCGAAAGCCAGCAGGCGGTGGTCGACTTCGATCTCGACAATGCCAGTGCCGCCGATGGCGCGCTGCGCAAGAGATGCGCCGGGGTGATCCGCCAGATGGCCGCCATTCTGGACGGTCTGCCCTATACGGGCATCATGGCCCTGTGCGGGGATGCCTTCTTCGATGACCTGATCGCCCATCCGGAAGTGCGCGAGACCTACAAGGGCTATGCCGACGCGGCGAGCTTGCGCAACGCGTATATCAATTCGGGATCGTCCGGCATCTACGGCGCCTTCGAGTTCGGCGGCATCACCTGGATGAACTATCGCGGTGGCCAGAATGTCGGCATCGAGACCGACAAGTGCCACCTCGTGCCCATGGGTGTCCCCGGCCTCTTCCGCACGGTCTATGCCCCGGCCGATTACATCGAGACGGTGAATACCCCGGGTCAGCGCCTCTACGGCAAGCAATGGGAGATGCAGAACGGCAAAGGCGTGAACCTCGAGTTCCAGATGAACGCGCTGCAATATTGCACCCGCCCGCGGGTGCTGATCCCGGGCAAGCGGACGTAATCCAGCGTGCATTGAAAGGATGAAAGGATGTCCACCCTCTTTGACGATCTGGACGCGCAGGTCTCCGGGACGATTGACGCGGCCTTTGGGGAGGTCGCTGTCCTGCGACCGCGCGTTTCCGCGCAATATGTGGAGCGCGCAGAGGATCCATCCCGCCAGGTTACCACTGTCACGGGCGTGTTTTCGGCGGGGCCTGCATGGGGACCTCTCAAGGGTCGTTCTGCAGGAGGTGAGTTTTCCGGCGGCACGCGGGTTGTGTCGCAGAGTGCGGAGTTCTGGCTTTCAGCAGAGACGGTTCAGTCCCTTGTGACCCGCCCCCAAAAGGGCGACGCGCTGACGCTGACCGGGCGCGCGGGTGCGCCGGTGTTTTCTGTTTCGCAAGTCCACCCGTCGGACATGGGGGACCTGACCCTGATCCTGGTTCTGGAGGATGAGACGCCATGAGCCTGACGCGACTGGCCATGCGCCTTGCGGCGGCGCGCGCGCTGCGTGACAAGACACTTGCGGGCGCGCGGGTGTTCGACAGCGCGGTTGACCCGATTGACCAGACAATCGCCGAGCAGCGTTTGCCGCTGCTGGTGCTGACCACGGATGAGCATGCGCTGGAGATAAGCGGGCGCGATCTCGGCAGCGGCACGCATCGCTGTGATCTGGTGATCGAGCTTGCCATTGCCTCGCGCGTCGAGGTGCCGGCCGAGGATGGTCAGGGGGGCCAGATCACGATTGCCATTCCCCATACCGACGAGGGGATGGAGCTGACGCTGGATATCATGGAGCATCAGGTGGTCTCGGCACTGACGCGGGACGACACGCCGTGGGCCCGCGTGTGGATGACACTGGTGCCGCGGGTCCATCAGCGTCTCTCGCGCCGGGGCGCCTCGTCCGAGAACGGTGTGCGCTTTGCGGCCCGCCAGCTTGTGCTGACATGCGATCTGATCGACGCGCCGGTTGGCGGCGCGCCGCTGCCTCACTCCGGGGTTTGGGCAGAGGTGCTCTCAATGATGGAGGCTGATCCGGCAATGGCCGGGCTGGCGCGCCTGATCCGCGCGGAGATCGAGGGCGCGCTTGTTCCCGAGTGGCGTCGCGGGGCGCATGCATTGGGTGTCCCGCTCGAGGTCTCGGACGGCCTCGGGCTTGGCGCAGGGGACGCGCCTTTGGTGGACCCGGTGGAATTTATCATGGGCGCGATCAGCACCGGCGCCGGCGTGGTCACAGTGACCGAGGACGCGCCCTGATGGCGGTGCGCGAATTGGTCGAGTTGGTCTCCCGCGTGGCTGAACTGGAGCGGCGGTTTGCGGGTGTCCTGCGCCACGGCACGGTGGCGGAGGTGGATCCCGAACGTCAGCGCGTCCGGCTGGACCTGGGTCCGGCCCACGGGGCTGGGGGACGGTTCCTGTCGCCTTGGGTGCCCTATGCGCAATTCTCGGGGGCGCTGCGCGTGCACACCCCACCCACGGTGGGTCAACAGCTCACGGCAATGTCCCCCAGCGGGGATTTCCAGCAGGCGGTGGCGCTGCCTCTGACGCATCACAGCGGCAACCCGAGCCCTTCCATGGCGGGCGACGAGAATGTCGTGACCTATGGCAATGTCCGCATGGCGCTGGCGGATGATCTGGTCCGCGTCGATGTGGGCGGCACGCTGTTCGAACTGAGCTCGGCGAAGGTCACGCTGTCCACGGGCGGCAGCAGCATCGAGATGACCGACGCAGGCGTGAAGATCACAGGCGCGCGCATCGATCTCAACTGACGGAGGCGCAGATGCCAGCAGTGGCGCGGATCGGGG